AAATGACAGCAAGCGTCGCAGAGCACAGCCACTGGCTCCGCTGATGAAATTGATCGCTACGATGTTGCTGCTGGTATAGAATGGTTTACACACTTTTTTGCTCATGTTTGATCAACGATAGAAGTTCCCCTATGGTAGCAGGCCATTCATCGCATTGCCAATACTGCACGCCAAAGTGCAAGCGCACAAGATGTTCCGTAACCACTTCATCAACCAAATCAAATTTCAATTGGTTAAATCTTATATGGTCATCCAGCAGGATCTGTTCCTGTTCTAGATAATCATATCCTATGTATGCGCTTAGATCGTCTATGAAGCTTTGTTTTGGATCACGCATTTTATACGCTTCATTCTGCTGTTTGAGCAAGTGGTGGGTTTATTCTGTTTCCAAGGAAACCCACCGAAAACTCATTGAGATCAAGCCGCTAGGCGGATCTCAGATGCAACGTTGTTATCGTTTGCAGTTACTAATTTGGACTATCCGGTTACCCGGAGGCGTGCCTAACCCACTGACTCCTGCTACCCTTTACACGTCTGTCGATTCCCAATATCAGCCCCATCAAAGATACACACCCAACGCTGGAATGTCCCGCTACCGCCGAACAACTAGGGACTTCGACCCTCGAATGTATCTATGGTGGAGCTGGGGAGATTCGAACTCCCGTCCAGCCCGCTTATTATGATGCTATCAACATCAGCAATGTATTTATAGCACATATAGTCGATACTGTCAAATGTATTAGGATCGACTAAATATATGTATGAAACACAAACATCATATCATTCCACGACACATGGGCGGCACCGACGATCCATTTAACCTAATAGAGCTTACACCAGCAGAGCATGCAGAAGCACACAAGAAACTATATGAGGAACATGGAAGATGGCAGGACTATGTTGCCTGGCAAGGATTAGCACGTCTTAGTGAAGATTTCGATGCTGCCAGAGACTCTATTATTAGAGGAGCTAAACAAGGCAGCCTTATATCAAATGCCCGTTGGAAAGATCCCGAGCACAAGGCCAAACGTGTAGCCAAGTTTAAGAAATCAATGGAAGGTAAATGGCCTTATGGAAGAACTGGAAGTTCCAATCCCAGTTCAAAGGAATACTTAATCACACATCCAGACGGTAGGCAAGAACAAATACTAAGTCTTAAATTATGGTGCGATATCAATGGCTTGAAATACAATACCATGTTCAATGTCTGCGTTGGCAGAGGTAAATCCCATAAAGGCTATCTGGTCTCAAAGTTGTTTTGAGCATCAATTCTCTGATAGTCAACTCTAGACCACTCAAAACCGCATTTAACGTCACAGAACCCAACGTTATGTTCGGCGTTGTGATACATAGGTGCCCAATATGCCCATCGGTCATTGCCGCCCTGGAATTGGTGTAATATGGCTTCAGTTGGTTTGCCACAATGGCTACAGGGTTGCCCCTGTGTCCACTGCATGGTCTTACCAGGCTCTGAGCTTGGCGGATATCTCAAAGCTTGAGTCCGCTATTTTTGCTGGAAATAGCCAGTCCAGTTGTTTGGCTCAGGTAGCTGTTCTTGACGTTATCCTCAGTTGGTGCTATGAAGATAACATTGCTCAAGTTAACCTTTAGCTTGGTATCAATGCTGACTGTTAGCGCAAATCCGGGTACCATCTGTAGGCCCATGCGCTGCGTTGATGGATCCATACTGATCTGCACTGATAACGGCTTGCTCACCGTGATGCTATCTGCGTCAGCGGCCACTATCTTGGCAATGACCTCTTCACCGCTTGACATCTTGATGGTGCAGATGTCATCTACTTTCCATGATTTCTCTAATAACATGATATTCGCTCCTGTTTAATACAGTGTATGCGTTTATCACAAAAAGCACAAGATCAACGAGTCTGTACCACGCCGCCCGTAGTTAGCTTTCCGATGATCGGTTTATCAAACTCAGCAGGTATTTCCCATTGGCGACCAACAAATCCAACATTACGCAAGCTGCCAGCCTGCCAATTGGCTTCATTGACATTATGACCTTGGTTGCCGCCCGCTAATCTTACTCTTTCTGTGTTAGGGTCAACACCTCTGATGAATGCCACATGATGTTGTATGCCAGTTGCGGTTGGTGTTAGCATTACTACCAAATCATTACGGCGCCATGTGGTTGGGTCATTCAATGGCAGAGCTGTAGCTCCGGTCTTTGCTATCCATTGAGTCCTATATGAATCTGCTTGGAATGATACAAGAGCTTTGGCTCCTGCTCCTTGCAGTGTGGTACCAGCAAACGCAGCGCACCAGGCAACTGAATCGCCCGGGCCTATCCTAGCAGCAGCTGCGACTCCGCCAGTGTGTGCGAAACAGTTCATGATGTTTGGATTTCCCGGAGCACCACCTTGTGCTTACCAGGCTCCGCCTGCTGCTTCATGTAAACATTGATTCAGCAGATTTTCCAATCTAGCAAATACTGAATCGCCAGATGCCACTGGTACACCACCTGCAACATCTGGATTGCCAGCAAGATCGTTTGGATCACTAGTGTTTGAACCGGCAGGTTCGCCTTGTGCTTGTTTAATAGTGCTACCGGGTGCACCACCACCACCTGCTCCTATTTCTATATCTATAGGGGATGCTTCTGCTGCTGCGGTAGTGGCTTGGTAATATGATATCTGTTCTGGATTTGGTGCGTAATTTGCTATAGGCGGCGGAACAGGAATTGCTAGCTGCGAGAGCACACTGTTGCCCAACTGAGGAGCATTCCAGAGCGCAGCCTGTTGATAATTTATAAAAACCGTAGGACTGCTATAAACATCAACGACTCCAGCATCAAAAAGATCTAGAGCTTGTGGTACACTGGCTTTGATGTATGGCATTGGCGTATCCTATGTTAGATACTTACCACAGTTTTTCAACCAAGTTTAGCTCTTAATGCTCTCAGACCGACCACAGTCTCACCATCTATAATAGCTACAGGCTTGGCCTTCCAACCAGGGGCTGCAGTGTCAGCTTGTTCCTTGGTCACAACTGACTGGTGAGAAGCCAATCTGCTGGTACGAGAGCTGTCATCTGTGATGATGTTTTCGCTGTAAGTGATGTTCTTGCTGGCTAGCAGAGCGGTGGCCTTCTTTGACCACGGATCATTTGGCTTGGTGTAAATCGTAACGTTGCTGGACATTTTATTCTCCTCGATCTGCGAAGTATTTAACCAAATCGTCGTGACCGCCAATGTGTTGGCCGTCAAGCCATATCTGCGGAACAGTCTTGGCCGCCGGTGCGATCTCTAGCAGTGCCTCGCGAGTAGTCCACGTTTGGTTTTCCTTGAGAGATCTAGCATCGGGTTTTGGCAGTGCTATGATCTTCTCGTCATAGGTGATACCCTTCTTATCAAACAGTGCCTTGGCGCGTGTGCAGAATGGGCAGTTATCCTTGGTATATATGACGGCGTGCATTTCTAAATCTCCCTGATTATTTATTGGTGTGTTTTACGTGTGTCAGCGTGCCATCGGCTGCCTGATTGATCCACACGGCTCCATCTGGTATTGGCCATCCGGCGTGTTGATAATGCCAGGCCCATTTGGTTACATACACAACCGTTGGCTGTTCGCAGCGAACCAAGGCAAGACCACTGGACATGACTGCGTTGGCAAAATGCCTGTCGCTCCACAGGCGTTGACCAGGTTCAACTATCCAACTTGCCATCGCAGGCAATGATTTACGTGTTAGGAACCAGCTGTTGGTATCTATCATGTTCTCACCATTGCTCTCGATGGTGTCAACATACATTTCACGATCGTCTTGGCTGTGGATAACGCGAGTAGCTACTACACCGTCTGCTCGGCTCTGCTCCAGCACGCTTACCATGGTCTCGACATGATTTGGTTTGAGATAGTTGTCAGCGTCTATGAAACCTATGGCATCATAGCCCTGGCTGAAGGCGCTTAGTGCCAACATAGCCCTAGGTGTAGCACCAGCATCGCCGTGCGCCCGGGGCAGTTTATAATGATCCACATCCAGCTTGTCTACCATGGGATGTGGATTGCCGTCGCTGACCATGATATGTCGCATATTGCCATATGTCTGTGCTAGCACGCTGTCGTGGCAGCGGCGCAGAGTCGCAGCATCCTCACTGTGGTAAGGCGTGATTATGGCAACTTTCATTTGATAACCTTCACTTGCCAACCTCTTGCTTTGCCTCTATTTGGTATGCGATTGTATTTGAATGCAGCTGCCATCGTAGCAAAGCTGATGCTAACACTGTCACACAATGCCTGGAGATTACCCATGCGCTCATATACTGTACCATCAGGTGCGATCAATTGCCAATGCCGAGAAAGAGGATGATCTGCACCTGTGGCAGGTGTCCTATTTTCTCGTATCTTCTGTTTGGTCTCATCAGTTTGTGTCCTACCATACATGCCGTTACCAGCACCTGTGGATCGTTGGCTTATCTTGGCTTTGGTTTCAGCTGAGTGTTGCTTTGGACCGTATCCACCTCGAGCAATCTGCAGTTCTTGTCGCTTGCGCCGCTCTACCAAAGCACGTTCTGGACCATAGATATCTACATAGCTCTTGCCTCGGTGATTAGGCGGTCGAGCACTTAGACAGATATTGGTCAAGATGCCATATGGTTCATAACCCTTGCGTCCATATTTTTGTATGAGATCTTCTTCTATCTTGTAAGCATAGGATTCATCTGGTATGTCCTCAGCGATGTACTCAATGCGAGGTTCTAACCCTGCAGCGCGGATAGCAGCGATCTTATTTTCCTTATGCTCGTTGCGTGTCTCTGGTATTTCCCAGAGATGTGTCTTGGCACGTCGTCCTTTGCCTTTGCCAATATAGAATGGAACCTCTGTGCGAGGATCTATGAGTGCATATACATAATACATAACATCTATCTCTTGCACATAT